GTCTCATTCGCAGATGGCGCGCCCTGATCAATCATCGGGTCTTTGTGTTCGCCTCCCTTCCAAAGCCAGTTGCTGCTGACCTTCAAGGCTTTGCTGATCTTTTCGATATTTTCATGGCGTGGGCTGGTTACCGCGTTCGTCACAATTCTATGAATCGTCGGTTGCGGAACGCCGGAGCGTCGGCCGAGCTCGCCTTCCGACAGCCCCAATTCCTGCATGCGTTGGGCGATGCGGTCTCCGATCACTTTTTCTCTGCCTTGATTCAAAAACGTATCGCCGAGTGTATTGAATCATTCAATACGTTTGTGTATTGTGACGACCAATGCAAAAGCGCATCGGTGAACGATATGACTATCCAAGAAATGCTTGCGGAGCTGCTTCGGTCTGGTTTGTCCCAGAGGGTTATTGCAGATCGCGTAGGAACAACACAGCCGACTATCAATCGCGCCGCGAAAGGTGCAGATGTTCGGTACGTAACGGGTAAGGCAATCGAATGCCTATACACCCAAGAGAAAGAAGCGGCCGATCTTAAGTCGGCAGCTTAAAAGGTGCTGAGCTGGGGCCTCTCACCAAAGAATCCCCCAGCCCAGCTACGACGATACACAGCACATGCACATCGGTCGTGGTCGTAGGATAGGGTTTACCCTGGGCTATGGCTACACCGTAAACAGGGGATTTACGGTTATGAGTCGCACAGATCTTTTGCCGGACGCTGGTCCGGTCCTGCCACTACGCCAAGCGATTTATCGCGCTGGTCGTGACTACAAGGGCGGAATCACCGCCCTTGCCTTTGAAATGGTGTTGGACAACGACACCCTTCAGAAGAAACTCAAGCTCGATGAAGAACGCCGCTGGCTGAATCCAGATGAGCTTGAGGAAGTGATCAGGCTGACCGCTGATCCACGCTTGCTGGATGCGTTGATGCGTCCAGCAGGTGCGGTTTGGTACCGGCCCGTGGCCGTACCGGCAACCCGTGATGCCTTGAAAGCGGTTGGTAAGCTACTCGGGGAAACCGGTGAATTCGTGGCCAAGATGCACGACGGCGCGGCGGACAACGTCTGGGAGCTTCATGAAGTCGTGGATCTCGAAAAACACGGAATGGATGTGATCCGCGAAGTCCTTGGGATCATGGCGGGCGCTCGTCAGGCGATGGAGGATCGCATCAATGGCTGATGATATCGACCGCGCAAACGAGCAGGCGCAATACTTGCTTGATGTTGCTATTCATCGCAGTCGCCGCGTGCCATCGAGCCGCGTTAGCGCGCAGTTCTGTGACGACTGCGACGAACCAATCCCTTTGCTTCGACAGCAGAAGGTTGAAGGTTGCGAGACCTGCGTCTCTTGTCAGGAGTTGCGGGAGGCCCGGCGATGAGTGAATCGGGCAAAGGAACAGCCATCGCCACATGGGCAAAGCGTTACATCAGGACTTTCGACTTGGCACTCGTGTCGATTGATCCAGGTGAGAAGGCTCCGAAAGGCATAGGGTGGAATAAGCCCGGAGGCTATATCACCGACGCCGACACGGCCGAGGCGTTTTGGCAACGTAACCCGAATCACAACCTTGGCGTCGTGCTGGGGCCGAGCCGCGTTTGTTCATTGGATGTTGATGACGTCCAATGGACGCGTCATGTTCTGTATGAACTGTTGGGCCTTGACCTTGATGCGATGACAGTGGTGTTCCCGACTATCGTCGGGAATCCGCTGCGATTCCGGGTAGTGTTCAAGGTTCCGGAAGGCGTTGAACTCACGCGTCATTCACTTTCATGGCCGAATGAAAAAGACCCGGACGGTTCGATTTTCAAAGGGTTGATGGACAAGGCCAAGTCTGCGAAAGAGCAGGGTGATCTTGCCGCAGAAGCTGCTGCACGGACCGAAGCCGAGCCGTTCAAACGCTTCACGGTCTTTGAACTACGTGCGGGGTTGGTGCAAGACATATTTCCACCATCAATTCATCCCGGTACCGGCAAACCTTACATCTGGAAAACCGCACCGAGTGCCACTGAGGGGCTGCCGACGCTGACTCACGAGCTGCTAACCATTTGGCAGAATTGGGAGCTTTTTAAGCGGGATGCTGAAGCTGCGTGTCCATGGGCGGTTGCGCTACCAAAGCCACCAGTCAAAGCCGTTAAGCGTGCTGCACTCGGTGGCGGTAAACGGCCCTCGGTGATCGATGAATTCAACCGTTGTCACGATGTTGCAGAGCTTCTGCGAACTCATGGGTATATCAAGCGCGGCAGCAAGTGGTTGTACCCTCAAAGCAGCACCGGTCTGCCGGGGGTGACAATCAGCGACGAAGGCAAGGTTTATTCACACCACGGTGCTGACCCTCTCGCGAACGGACATCAGAATGACGCCTTTGAAGTGTTCTGCTTACTCGAGCACGGCGGCGACCAGTTGAAGGCTGTGAAGGATGCGGCGCGAATGTTGGGCATGCAACACGCTGCCCGTCCAGATCCGAATGATCTTCCCCCCACCCCATCCGGTGAGTTAAGCGGGCCGATCTCCGACGAAATATGCCCCTCCAGCGAGGCCGCTCCTGCTCCTGACGGGGGGGCGGGGGAGGTCATAACGTTGGACCACATTCTGCGTCGTTTTGCGTTGGTCGAGGGCACCACGCACGTGTGGGATTGCGACCAATCGAAGGTAATGAAGAAATCCGCCTTCGAAGCTCGTGTGGGCAAGCCTCTGGCCAAAGCCTGGTTGGATGACACCGGAAAGAGGCTGATTTCTGACGACCATGTTCGCGAGATCGAGCAGGCGCGCCGCATGGCTGGGAAGAAAGGCGGTGCATTCGGGATGTCTCCAACCGATCGCTACGTTTACATCGATGGCACCAAAGACGTTTGGGATCGCGAAAAGAAGCGGCGCATAGCCGAGGGCGCGGTGAAGATGGCGCTGGGTGACACTTACCCGCTGTGGCTGAACAGCAGCGAGCGCCGCACCGTTGATGTTGAACACATCGTGTTTGATCCGACCATGACGAAGGATCCTGCGGTGTACATCAACACCTTTGACGGGTTGCCGCTTGAGCCAGTCAGGGATGATGCAGCGTGTGCCAACCTGCGTTGGCTGATCTCATTTCTTTGTAACCATGATGAAGCGGCAACCGATTGGCTAACTCGCTGGCTGGCGTATCCGCTGCAGCACTTGGGCGCCAAGATGGACACCGCTGTGTTGATGCATTCGATTATGGAAGGTTCGGGCAAGAGCCTGTTGTTCGCAGACGCGCTCGGCATGCTTTATGGCCAATACGCGGCGACTGTTGGTCAGACGCAGTTGGAAAGCAGTTTCAACGCGTGGCAAAGCCGCAAATTGTGGTCGGTCTTTGAAGAGGTAGTCAGTCGCGATCAACGTTACAACCAGGTGGGCAAGATCAAGCACTTGATCACTGGTAAAACGGTGCGGATGGAGTCGAAATTCATTAATGGCTGGGAAGAGGCCAACCATATGAATGCGGTGTTTCTCAGCAACGAGATTCTTCCGTGGCCAATCAGCGACAGTGATCGACGAATGCTAGTCATGTGGCCTATGGAGACTCTGCCAGTCGCACGGCAAAAGGCGATTGGTCGTGAACTGGAGCAGGGTGGGGTGGCGGCGCTCTACGGTTGGTTACTGTCGGTCGATCTAGGGGACTTCAATCAGCGCACGCGGCCGCCATCGACCGAGGCGCGTGAGCGTTTGGTGGCCTTGAGTCGGGCCGGCTGGCAAACATTCTTGCATCTGTGGAAGTACAGCGAGCTGGGGCATGGGCTTTGGGGGCCGTGTCTATCGACCGACCTCTATTCGTTGTTTCTCGAATGGTGCCAGCGCAACAAAGAGCACGTAATGAGTCAGACCAAGTTCTCTCTATTTATCAGTTCCGAAGTGGATAAAACGCGGGCGATACCTTGGACAGATGGCAATAACCGTCGCTTCGGCGCGTTTTTCTTTCCTGTGGATCTGGATGCTTCCCCGCCCCCATCACTCAAGGCGGCAGAGCTGGGCAAGCAGGTGGAGAATTGGCGGGCGAAGGCCAAGCTGGCGGGCTGGCACGTGGACAGCTGGGATCACATCAAGGCGCTTGCAGCATGACTATTTTCAAAAGTGTGTTGGGTGTGTTGAGTGTGTGTCGGGTTGATTTTGAATACCCCACACAATTTGAGTGCCCTAATTACATGCCTTCGCGGGTGTTGTGTGGGGTGTGTTGGGTTTTGTGTCGCGCACGCGCATGCATGACGTTCTTTGCATCGAATTCAATAGAACGATTTTTTTCTTATGCGAAGACTAATAAACCCAACAAACCCAACACACTCAACTCAAGTTCGATTAAAGCATTGGATTTAAAGGGATTTATTTGTGTTGGGTTTGTGTCGGGTTGTGGTTTTTCTGTGTTGGGTTCGGTTTTGCGGGGGGCAGGGCTGTGATTGAGTCAATGGAGTTGTTGCTGAAACATTGGGGCGAGCAATGCCGACAAGGCGGTGAGGCTGGTGGCATGGGCAGCCCGATGGCCACGATCATGGAGTGGGGCGGCTGTGCGCCGCGCGGCACGCCCGGATCACGGATCCTTCTTGGCGGTGGCGCAGGTCCAGATGCAGTTGCTCAGGAAGTTGGTGCCGCTCTTTCCGAGATTGCCCGTCAAGATGGTCGGGGTGAGAGGCTGCAACAGTTGGCGGTTTTGCGTTATGGCTTTGACCCTGCGCCGACATGGGCGGCGCAGATGCATGAACTCGGTTACGTCTCAAAGGCGAAGCAAACCTACTACGATCTTGTGCACCGCCTTCATGTCCGACTCTTTGAGGTGCTGGCCGAGCGCAAGGACGCACGTAAGTGGCTGACCGTTGGTCGGGGCGCTTTACCTCAAAGTCTCCTCAAAGTTGCGTCAAAGTTGCGTCAAGTTGGATAACCGAAAATGCCCCCTTTTCGGTTCCGTACTCAGGGGGTAAAAAGCCCCCACGATATGGATTCTGCGCCTTGGCGCTTCCCCGAGCACGTGCTGTGCACTTCGTCCTGGCGTACGCCGCGACACTGAAAACCCTGCCCCGCGGCGGGGTTTTCTTTTTTGTGTTCGGCATGCTCCTTCACTTGAGGCACAACATGACAAATGAGCAGCAAGCGCTGGCAGAAATGCCGATCTGGTTGGTGATCGTCCTGGCTCTGGTCGGCGGCGTATCGGGTGAGATGTGGCGAGCAGACAAGGATGGTGCCCGGGGCTGGGCGCTGATGCGTCGGCTTGCGCTTCGATCCGGTGCCTGCATTGTCTGCGGAGTCTCAGCAATGATGCTGATGATCGCGGCGGGCATGTCGCTCTGGACGGCGGGCGCCTTGGGTTGTCTCATGGCAATGGCCGGTGCAGATGTAGCCATCGGCTTGTACGAACGCTGGGCTGCCAAGCGGCTTGGCGTGTGCGATGTCCCGCCGAATGGCGGCGGACCAGCCTGAAACCGCCGGGGACCCTGGGGTTATTCGGAGGGTACGGGGTCGGAAACCCGCGCAACTCGGTATCTGCGAGCACTGAAAAGTTACTGAAATTTCAATCACTGAAATCCCATTGAAAAAAGGACTGAAAAGTCACCTATGACTGAGCCTCTCTACCTATCGAAAAGCGCTTTCGCTGCTCGAATTGGAAAGGCGCCCAGCACCATCACCTGGCTGAAAGACAACGGGCGTTTGGTGATGGCGCCGGATGGAAAACGGGTCGATGTATACGCGACAGAAACCCTCATCAAACAAACAGCAGATCCCAGTAAGGCCGGCGTTGTAGCCCGCCACGAACGTGAGCGGTTTGTGAAAGATGGCCCCAGCGTCTCGATCCCGGAAGTACCGCCTCCGATCTTGCAAGCTGCACTGCATCCGAGTGTCCCCGGTGCCGAGGCACTCCCCGACTTTCAAAAAGCCCGCGCGCGAAAGGAGCACTTTGCTTCGCTTAGCGTTGAAGCTGATTTTTACAAGGATCAGGGGGTGCTTGTTGAGTCGGCGGTAGTCGACAGAGCCGCGTTCGACACAGGTCGGCTGCTGCGAGATCTGCTCATGACAATGCCGACTCAGATCGCCCCAGAGCTGGCGGCTATGACCGATTCATGGATGGTGGAAAAACACTTGTTGGCAGCGTTACGCCGAACACTGGAAGACGCCGAACGGATGTCTTCCGCTGATTTGCAGCGTGCGCTTTCAAACACGGGAAATAAACCATGACCAGTTATGCCGACGGCACCGAGGTATACCGCGCTGGATATTTTCGCGGGCTGCGACCGGAGCCAGAACTGTGGGTTGACGAATGGGCCGACCAGTTCATGCGGATCCCACAAAGCCAGGGCGGTGCTGAACCTGGACCCTATCGTACGGCACGCACGCCGTACGCACGTGAACCGATGCAATGTCTATCACCGGCGCATCCGTGCAAGCGGGTGGTGACAATGGTTGCCTCGCAATTGATGAAAACTCAGATTGCTTTGAACTGGATCGGCGGCTGCATTCATATGGCGCCTGCGAACATCCTTTTGCTGGAACCGACGCAGCGCTTGGCACATGACATTGCCGCTCGTTTTGACCAGGCTGCAGAAGTGGTTCCTGAGTTGCGCGAACGCATTGTGAAGCCGCGTTCAAGGGAGGGCACCAATACCTCCGGAGTCAAACAGTTCGAGGGTGGCCGGTTGTTCATTGCGACCGCCGGCTCGTCTTCCAACCTCGCAGAAAAATCGGTGCGTTACGTCTACGGCGATGAGATTGATCGTTGGGAGATGGATCTGAACAGCGAAGGCGATCCGGTCAAGCTTGCGGAGGCGCGAGCCTCAACGTTTGGGCGCAACGCCAAGTTCTATTTCTCTAGCACGCCAACTCTCAAAGGGGCATCGCGCATTGATGATCTTTTCCGCATCAGCGATCAACGCCACTTTTATGTGCCGTGCCCACACTGCCAGCATATGCAGGTGCTCGACTGGTCTCATCTAAAGTGGGACGAGGCGTATGCTCAGGTTCAGTACCTTTGCAATGGGCCTGATTGCGGCGCGCTCATCGATGAACATGAGAAGGCGACCATGCTGGCGAAGGGGGAGTGGCGCGCTCATTCTCACGGTGACGGCGAAACCATCGGCTTTCAGCTCAATGCCCTTTATGCGCCCCTTGGATGGACTAGCTGGGGCCTGCTAGCTCGTGAGTTCGACTCAGCGATGAGCGAGCAGAAAAAAGGCAATCAGTCGCTCATGCAGGTGTTTTACAACACTAGGCTTGGGCTGCCTTGGGACAGCGCGCTTGAACAGACCAAAGCTGACGAGCTTCAAGCCCGAGCGCTGCAAGAAACTTACGTGCTCGGCACCGTACCAATGGGCGCGCTGATGCTTACTGCCGCAGTGGACGTTCAAGGCAATCGTCTTGAGTTCATGGTAATGGGCTGGGGTGTCGGATTGGAGCGTTGGGTCATTGACCATCAGGTCATCATGGGTGACCCATCCGACGACAGAACATGGGAGGCGCTAGATACCAAACTCAAGGCTCGCTACCGGCACCCTAGTGGAGTCGGATTGGGCATCCTCGCTACCGCAGTTGACTCGGGTGGACACCATACGCATGAGGTTTATCAGTTCTGCCGCATTCGCCGTTGGCGAAATGTCTTTGCAGTAAAAGGCGAGAGTCGTAAAGGCAAGCTGGTCATCGCTCAGCGTCCGTCCCGCGTTGATGTTAATTGGCGCGGGAACATCGAAAAGAATGGTGCCGAACTCTGGATGATCGGCACCGATACGGCGAAGGACTGGATCTATAACCGCTACGCGCTGGAATCTGGGCCCGGTGCTTTACATTTCGCGAAGGATCTACCTGATGACTTCTTTGCCCAATGCGTGGCCGAGCGCAAGGTTGCTCGTTTCGTTAAAGGTCAGTGGCGCGTTGAATGGACGAAGGGCAAGGCGGATCGCAACGAGGCGCTCGATTTGATGGTGTACGCGTTAGCGATGGCCGAGTACCTGGGTTTGGGTCGTTATCACGCAAGTGATTGGGATCGAGTACGGCAATCGCTCATGCAGCATCACTTGTTTGAAGACAAGTCGGTCCCGGCTGATCCGGAAGTACCTAGTTCTTCAAATGAGACTCCTAAGGCGTTACCTGTCTCGAAAACATACTCCGCCCCGCCTGCTGACTCTGTTCAATCAGTTACACCACGCCACCAGCCTATGGCTATTCCTCCACGCCGCGTTAGT